GACATCGACTGGCAGAACATAATCCTGGCGATGGTCCACCTCAACGACTACTACGACACGGGCAACATGCAGGCCTACCGGGCGTTCGAGCGCATGACAGCCCAGTTCGGCGCAACCCCCGGTAGTCGCCGGCGCATCCGTGTGGGCATCGGCTCCGGGGATGCGACAACGGCGCTTCCGACTGCGGTGGATGCGCAGTCCGCAATGGATGAGTTCGATCAGCAGTTTGCGGACCTCACCGCGGAACTGCTGGAGTGACAAGGACCACTGCGTGCCGCGTACGGTAATCAAGCACCCCAAGGATAAGATGGCCCACTCCTTGGGGCGCTTGGCGTACTGGTGGATCAGCAATTTCGTCGTCTATGGCCCCGGTTCTGTCCGCGGGCAACCGGTACGCTTCGGGCCTGAAAGACTCTCCGAGCTGCTGCACATGTATGCGCTGGATCCCGACTCTGGCCGGCGGCTCTACCACACGGTCTTCTACTCCAAGCCGAAGGGCTCGGACAAGTCCGGCATGGCCGGGTATCTGACGTGCTTCGAGGCTGTCGGGCCGGCGCGCTTCGCCGGTTGGGCGGTGGGCGGGGAGACCTACAACTTCCTCGGTCGGACCTACATCTACAAGCCCGGCGAGCCCATGGGGCGCCCGGTCGTCGAACCCTTCATTCGGTGCCTGGCCACCGAGGAGGATCAGACGGGGAACGTCTACGACGTCGTCCTGCACAACTTCCAAGAGGGGCCACTTTCGGACCTCAACGTTGCGGCCTTCGACGCGTACATCGAGACGACGGATCACGGGTTCGTCTATGCGTCCACCGCTGGCGCAGCCAGCAAGGACGGTGGCAAGGAGACCTTCGTCCCTGCGGATGAGACGCACTTGTGGACGACCCCACGCTTGCGGTCCCTCTACACGACGATCAAGCGAAACCTGTCCAAGCGGCCTCTCGAGGAACCTTGGCTGCTCGAGACGACCACCATGTACAACCCGGGCGCCATGTCCATCGCCGAGGAGACCTACACCTTGGCGGAGGCTATCCGCGAGGGGCGTGTCAAGAAGCCGAATCTGCTGTTCCTGCACCAGTACGGCTCCATCAAGTTGGATGATGTCGGCGACGAGGCGCTGCTGCGTGCCGCCCTGATGGAGGCGCAAGGAGAGGCCGCGGCGTGGCTCAGTGTCGACGACATCATCGCCAACCACTTCTATGATCCGCGTGAGGATGTGCGGGACTCGATCCGGTACTACCTCAACGCGCTGTCGGCCGCGGCGTCGGCGTGGATCGACCACGCCCTCCTCGAGAAGGTGACATCTGCGGAGACCCTGCAGCCCGGGGACGAGATCGCTCTCGGCTTCGACGGGTCCCTTACCGGTGACTCAACAGCGCTCGTAGCGACAAGGCTTCGGGACAACCTGGTCCAACTCCTCCACATCCAGGAAGCCCCAGTGGACCCCAAAGAGGCGACGCTGTGGACGGTGGATCAGAATGCTGCCGATCGCGCCGTCTTCGAGGCATTCAGCACCTACAAGGTGAAGGCCTTCTTCGCCGATCCCCCCTACTGGAAGGATCCCATCGAGCGGTGGGAGATGGAGTTCGGCGCGACACTGGCGCCCTCCACCAGGGAGCACCCCATCATGTGGTGGACCAACCGGGAGTTCGCCATGGCGAACGCCGTGGAGCGCGCCACCACCTTGTTCAAGACGATGGGGCTCAAGGTTTCGGCGGATCCGACGCTGAAACGTCACATCAACAACACTCGTGTCTGGCCGCGTAGATCCGGTAACCTGATCGGCAAGGAGCTGAAGAACTCCCCGAAGAAGATGGACGCGTCGATGGCCATGGTTCTGTCTCTGGAAGCGGCTGCTATTGCGCGCACGTACACCCCGAAGTCTGTGGTCAAGAAGGACGAAAACCACGGGCTGATCACAGAGATACCGCTGAGCATGCTCACCAACTCGTCTGTCAGGAGCCGTTGATGGAGACCGTGGAGGAACTGGCGTCTCGCCTCTCCAACCAGATGCGCACTTTGCGCGCCGGCAAGGACATCATCGACTCTTACGCGAGTGGTGAGGCCGCGCTCAAGGGATTGAACTACGCCACCTTGGAGGCCATCAAGGACGACAAGCAGGCGCTGAAGCAGTTCAACGAGTTCATCGAGATGGCGCGGCTCAACATGTGCCCGCTGATCGTCGACTCCGTGGTTGATGACATGTCCGTCATGGCCTTTACCCGGGTCTTGGAGGTCGACACCCCGGAGGAACCCGACAGCGGGGTAGACCAAGAAGCCCGGGTTGTCGCCACCTCGGCTGACAAGAAGGCTCAACGCAAGTGGCGTGACAACCACATGTCCGTGCAGTCCAAGGCGATCATGACGGATTGCCTCCACCACGGTGACGGCTACGGCTTCGTCGACGAAGATGGTCGGATGGTTCATCTCCCGTCCGGGAGCGTCTACGTCGACTCGTCCTGGTTCGATCCGTGGGACAGGACCGCTGCGTACTTCGAGCTTGAGGACGCCGCGCGGGGGATAACCGTGGCCACGTTGTACTGGCGGAACGAGAACGGCAAGATCTTCCGGTCGGTGGCGGAGGGCATCGACGCGCAGTGGTCGACCATGCCGTCGAAGCATTCCCGTATCCCTGTTGTACCCGCGTACACGCCCAGCGGTAAAGGCATCTACGAGCCGCACTTGGCCACGATCGACCGCATCAACTTCATGATCTTCAGTCGCCTGGTCATCATCGACAAGCAGTCCTTCCGTGAACTGTGGCTGAAGGGCCTCCCGCTCTACTACCGAAACACGGATACTGGCGAACTGGTCCAGATCAACTGGTCGGACAAGCTTCTGCAGGGCCCAGGCGGGGCCAACATTCTTCCGGGGGATGATTCCGACGTCAAGGAAACCGGGGCCACGGACATCTCGCCCCTCACCGGGGCGGCCTTCTCCGAACTGAAGCATCTGGCCGCGCTCACCTCGACCCCGCTGTACATCCTCGACCCCTCCAGCGCACAGCAGTCCGCGGAAGGTGCAGATCTCGCGGACAAGGTTCACCGGATGAAGGTACGCACCTTGCGCACCGGTATCGCGGAGTGCTTGGCGGAGATGATGTCCCTCAGCTTCGCTGTGACCGGGGAACCCGATCTGACGTTCGACGTGGTGTGGGCGCCTCTCGAGGATGAGTCGATGGCGTCACGGGCCAACACCGCTGGCATCCTCAAGGGTGTTCTGCCGCTGCGCCTCATCTGGTCCTTGGTGCTGCAGATGACCCCCGAGGACATCCAGAAGGCCGAGGACGCTCTTCGTGAGCTGCAGGAGCGCCCCGAACTCGCCGTTCCCGGTGGTATCGGGGACACTGCTGGTGACACGGAGACGTATACGGAGCCGTTGCCATCCGACGCTTCAGGGGGTGACAGCGCTATCGAGATGGAGACGTTCTCCTTGGCCGAATCCCCCGAGGGCGGCGGTGACCCGTCGGACTTCATCGTCACCTACCTGCAGAGCAAGGGCAACGAAGCGCCAGCCCGGGACGTCATCACTGCGGGCAAAGCGATGGGATTCTCCGAGTCCGCGCTCAAGACGGCGCGTACCAGGATGTCCGATCGGGTGAAGTACGAACGGCGCAAGGGCATGGCCGGGCGTAGCGTGTCGTATTGGGTTCTAGTCGGTTTCTGAGAGAGGAAAACACATGTGGAAACGCAACAAGTTCCTGAGGATGTTCACTGCGGAGGAAGATGCCGGCGGCGCTGGCGCACCGGAGACACCACCTCAGGGGGCTCCGGCTGATCCGCCCGTTACTCCGGCGAATCTTGCCGGTCCCGAGGCCGGGCAGTCCACCTACCCGGCCAACACCCCCGTAGCCGAGATGACGCCGCAGCAGCAGACGGCGTACTACAAGCATCAGCTCTATCTGGAACGTGCTGCGTCCAAGAAAGCCAAGGACGCTGCGGAGCTGAAGGCCACCCAGGCGGCCATGACCGAACAGGAGCGCGCGGTGGCTGCTGCGCGCGTGGAGGAGCGGGCGACTGTTACCAAGGAACTTCGTGATGAGTTGATCAAGGCTAAGTTCGACGCTATTGGTGTGGGCCTCAACGCTGCTCAACTGACCAGCTTGAAGGCGAACATCAACAGTGCGGCCTTCTTGGATGAGAACGGTAAGCCCGATGACGCCAAGATCGCAGACTTCTTGGCGCCGTTCCAAGGAAGTGCTACTCTCAGCAACAGGGATCTGCGTCCACAGGGCTCCACTTTCCACGGCTCTTCTATCGCCGCGGAGATGAAGCGGATGGCGACTTCCTGATCCGGGACGATCCGACCGGCTGTAGGATCCTGCAAACAGCAACTTGAATCTGAAGGGCAAACCTGATGGGTCTTTTTGGCACCCGGCTGGAGGCCACCGCTGGCAAGGACGACCGCTGGTTGCGCTCGTCCTTCGGCCATGACGCTGGACTTCCGGTAACACTGAAACTGAGCGCGTTCGCGAACTGCTCTGTCACCGGGGCCGACGGCTCCGTGCGCATCCCGTCCGGCATCCCTCTGGCCTGCCACGATGCCACCGGCGCGTGGCTCGAGGACGACCACTCCTACGCCCCCTACGGCGGTGACCCGTCCGCGCAACTGCTGGCCGGGTTCCTCAAGGGGGACATCGAGATCCCCGCTGGGTACAGCGGCTCCGTCGGAGGCGCGCTTCTCTACGCGGCCGTCGTCGACACCGGCATGCTCCCCTTCGGGATGGGCCCCAACGTGACTCTGGCCGACGTCAAGGCGGGCAACTGCCTCGTCGTCCTGGTCAACACCGCGGTTGGTTCGTCTGCTTGGCAGACCACGACCACGACCACGGTCGCCGCCACCAGTACCACTCAGACGAGCGCTTAGGGGTGATCTGAATGTCCTACAACAGCACCTTCGTCAACGCAATCTCGTTGTCAGCAGCGGCTCGTGTCGCGTACAACACGATCACGTCCAAGATGCCTCTTGCACCGTGGTTCCCTGCGCACACCAACCCCGGCCTGGACTTCGCCTTCGACCGGCGTGTCGCCAGTGGGGCCGACGTCGCGGAGTTCCGTGACTTCGACGCCGAGAACACTCTTGGGCAGACCTTCGGGAACGCTCGTTTGAGTGGCACTCTTCCCCCGATCGGGCGGAACTACCGACTGCTCGAGTACGAGCAAGCGCAGTTCTACAACGAGGGCAAGAAGAATGCGGCGACGGCGCAGTACCTCATGGAGCGTGTCGGCGACGGCGCGCGAGCCATCGCTCGCCGGCTCGAGCAGGCGCGGATCGACGCCGTCCTGAACGGCTCCGTGACGCTCAACGAGAACGGTGTGAGCGCGATCGTCGACTTCGCTCGAGACGCGTCCCTCACCGAGACTCTGGCCGGCGCGGACCTCTGGAGTGCGGCCACCTCCGATCCCGTCGCGGACATCGAAGGTTGGATGGAGGCGGCTCGTGACGTGAGGGGGGTCTTGCCCACCCCGGCCCTC